GGTTTAAATGATCCAAACTTTAGTGGGTTACTTGTACGACATACTACAGAGGAATTACGTGAGCTTATTCAGAAAAGCCAAGAGCTTTACCCTAAAGCTGTTCCGGGCATTAAGTGGTCTGAGCGTAAAAGTCAGTGGACTACTCCGAAAGGTGGTAGGCTCTGGATGTCGTATCTTGATAAAGATATGGACGTTACTCGTTACCAAGGTCAGGCGTTTAACTGGATAGGCTTTGACGAGCTAACTCAGTGGCCTACCCCTTATGCGTTTGATTACATGAGGAGTCGCTTGAGATCTGCACATAGTACGGACTTAGGTTTGTATATTCGTGCTACAACAAACCCCGGCGGCAGCGGCCATGCATGGGTTAAAAAGATGTTTATTGATCCCTCACCTTCTAATAAAGCATTCTGGGCAACTAACATAGAAACAGGGGATACAATTACGTTCCCTAGAGGTCACAGTAAAGAGGGTCAACCTCTGTTTAAGCGTAGGTTTATACCTGCCAGTCTGTTTGACAATCCATACCTAGCCGATACTGGTGATTACGAAGCTATGCTTTTGTCTTTGCCAGAGCACCAAAGAAAACAACTATTAGAGGGTAATTGGGATGTCAATGAAGGAGCAGCTTTCCCAGAGTTTAACAGATCCCTTCATGTCATTGACCCTTTTGAAATCCCAGACAACTGGGTTAAGTTTAGAGCTTGCGACTACGGCTACGGTAGTTATACAGGAGTTTTATGGTTTACTGTCGCTCCCGACGAACAGCTTATCGTCTACAGGGAGCTTTATTGTTCTAAAGTTACAGCTTCTGATTTAGCTGATATGATACTGGAAGCGGAAGCTAAAGATGGCGGTATGCGATATGGCGTTTTGGATTCTAGTTTATGGCATAACCGTGGTGATACTGGGCCATCACTGGCTGAACAGATGAACATGAAGGGTTGCCGTTGGCGTCCTTCTGATAGATCTAGAGGCTCTCGTGTAGCTGGTAAGAACGAAATACACAGGCGTCTACAGGTAGATGAGTTTACTGAGAAGCCAAGACTTGCTTTTATGAGTAACTGTACAAACACTCTAGCGCAAATACCTATTATACCTCTAGATAAGAAAAACCCAGAGGATGTAGATACTAAAGCAGAAGATCACCTATATGATGCCCTACGTTACGGCGTTATGACAAGACCCCGTAGTAGAAGTATATGGGATTTCACGCCTGACAAACCAAATCAGGGCTTTCAAGCACAAGACACAACATTTGGATACTAAAACATGGCAGATATTGACGAAGTAACTTTTGATACAGATGAAGTTGTAGCTGCAGAGGACGCAGAGGATAGCATCTTTGAAGCTAAATCTAGCATTGTATCCTTTGTTGATGAACGCTTTAACAGAGCAGAAGATGCCCGAAAAAGTGATGAAGATAGGTGGTTACGTGCTTACCGCAACTATCGTGGTTTGTACGGGCCAGATGTAAAGTTTACAGACACAGAAAAGTCTCGTGTATTCGTTAAAGTCACGAAGACTAAGACCTTAGCTGCATATGGGCAGATTGTTGACGTACTGTTTGGGAACAATAAGTTTCCTATGTCAGTAGATCCATCTATTTTACCAGATGGCGTTGCTGAATCCGTACACATCAATATTGACCCTAATGCCGCAGCCGCTGGTGAAGCACTTAAAAGTGTAACACAAGACAAGCCTTCACGGCCCTACTTACTTGACGGTAATGAGAAGCTAAAACCCGGAGAAACGTTAGAAGATCTAAAGCAACGTTTAGGGCCACTCAGCGACAAGTTAGAATCCGTATCAGAAAAGGTTGTCGAAGGTGATGGCACAACGCCTACCACTGTTACATTTCACCCTGCTATGGTTGCAGCTAAACGAATGGAGAAGAAGATCCATGACCAGCTAAATGAGTCTGGTGCTTCTTTACACTTACGTTCTATGGCGTTTGAAATGGCTCTACTTGGTATGGGTGTTATGAAAGGCCCATTTGCTGTAGATAAAGAATACCCTAACTGGAATGATCAAGGTGAGTATGACCCTCTTATAAAGACTGTACCTGAGTGCAACCATGTAAGTGTGTGGAATTTCTACCCTGACCCAGAAGCTACATCTATGGATGATGCTGAGTACACTATTGAGCGTCACAAGATGTCACGCACACAGCTACGCTCCCTCAAGACACGCCCCTACTTTATGGATGATTCTATAGACATGGCGGTAGCCAAAGGCCCAGACTATGTGCAGAAGCACTGGGAAATGACTATGGAAGACAATCAGGTTCATGCTGAGTCTGAGCGTTGGGAAGTGTTAGAGTTTTGGGGTTTTGTTGATACAGACATCTTAGAAGAGCACGGTATTAAGATACCTACTTCTATGAAAGACTTAGATGAAGTAAGTGCTAACGTGTGGATCTGTAATGGCGAAGTACTACGTATGGTACTAAACCCGTTCAAGCCATCACGTATACCTTACTATGCTACCCCATATGAGCATAACCCATACAGCTTCTTTGGTGTAGGTATTGCAGAAAATATGGATGATACTCAAACACTTATGAATGGCTTTATGCGTATGGCTATTGATAATGCGGCACTAAGTGGAAACTTGATCATTGAGGTTGACGAAACAAACATGGTTCCGGGCCAAGACTTATCTGTGTACCCGGGAAAAGTGTTTAGGCGTCAGGGGGGTGCAATGGGGCAGAGCATCTTTGGCACCAAGTTTCCTAATGTAGCACAAGAAAACATGCAACTATTTGATAAGGCTAGGGTTTTAGCAGATGAGTCAACTGGATTTCCATCTTTCGCACATGGTCAGACAGGCGTGTCTGGAGTGGGTCGTACTGCTTCTGGTATTAGCATGCTTATGTCTGCTGCCAACGGCTCTATCCGTACTGTAGTAAAGAACGTGGATGACTACTTGATTCGCCCTCTAGGTAAGGCATTCTTTGCATTCAACATGCAGTTTGACTTTGATGAGAAGATTAAAGGTGATCTAGAGGTACGTGCGTCTGGTACAGAAAGCTTAATGGCTAACGAAGTACGGTCACAGCGTTTGATGCAATTCTTACAGGTTGCACAGAACCCAGTACTGGCACCTTTTGCTAAGATGGACTACATCATTCGTGAGATTGCTAAGTCTATGGATCTTGACCCAGACAAGGTTACTAACTCCATGCAGGATGCGGCTATTCAAGCTGAGATCTTGAAGGGCTTTCAGCAGCCCGCACAGCCCCCTGCAGGGCCAGAAGGTGTTGCAGCACCAGAGGGTGCTCCACCTCAAGGACAAGGCCCACAGGGCGTAGCTGATACGTCTGGTGGCGGTGGTTCGCAAATGGGTGTAGGAACAGCCCCAACACCAGGTGAGCAAGGGTTTAGTGGTAATGTCGCTTAAACAGTTTGTAAATAACAAACAAGCTATCGAAGAATTTTATGCACACATAGATGATCTAGTCACTATACAGCATAGAATCATTGAAAGCGCAGATACGCCTGTAGAAGTACACAGGGCACAGGGTGCAATTAGTGTGCTTAGACGATTAAAGCTACTCAGGGAGACAGTCAATGGATTTAGTAAGTAAACAGACTGAGGAAGCATTAGGCTGGGCAGCAGAGGCTTCTAAAGCTGTTGAAGATGCCCCACAAGTCAATACTGACTTATCCTTTAAAGACGCAGCTACTTTTGTTGCATCAGCTACACCTGTCATTGGTGATGCTATGGCAGCTAAAGAAGTGTATGATGAATTAAACAAAGAAGATCCTAATTACTTTCTCGCGGGTGCACTAGGCGGGGCTGCTCTTGTAGGGCTTGTTCCGGGATTGGGTGACGCTGCAGCTAATGCGATAAGGGCTGGTGCTAAAAAGGCTGCAGAGACTGTAAAGCGTGTTGAGGTTGACCCCAATGCGTTAGGTAGTATGGGTGGTAATATTAGGCTAAAACCTAAAGATCCCTTTGATGTAGATTATGACTATGATCTTACTCTTAAAATGGAAAATATGATTGATGAATGGGCAAAGGGTAATGTAACCAATGCTAATTTAAGGAAAAACCTTGCTACCCTAGATATTAAACTGCCTTATAGAATTGGCCCTAAAGCAGATCCTAGTAGTCTAGATATACAAATGCCAGACGGTACTATATATAAAGGCACAGGAGATGTACCATCAAAGCCTAGACCTCTTACTTTAGATGCTACTTCTGACGCTGTAGATGATTTAGGTTTTTCAGAAAAAGACCTAGCTGATTGGAAGGCAGAAAACTACGCAAAAGATAAGTTTAGAATACCCCCAGACGATGAAATGGCTGCTGCAGCTACCAATCTCCGTGAGGGTAAAATAACATCAGAAGAGTTTAGAAAGCTGTCAGATGAGAGACAACCTATTAAACCTATTACGGAGATGCCAAAGTTTCCAACAAAAGAAGAAGTTGTAAAGTCTTTACACGCTACAGATCCACGAAAAACAAAGAAAGGTGTTTTAGGTGTAAATAAAGCTATCGAAGATGGTACACCTATTTCTTCTAGGTTAGATATACCTGCTTATAATAATTCAGACACTTGGGTTGTATCTTTACATGATGGTTCTGTAAAAGACGGTAAAACCGTAGGTTATGGACAATCTGCTGTGCTTAATAATGTAAGCTTTACCTCTAACCCATTAGCAGCTTCAAAGATTGCTACAGGTTCAGCAAAAACTACTATTGCTAGAATGCAGGGTGAGTGGCAGAATATGAACCCAGAAGAGGTTTATAAAACAGTAGAAAATCTGTTTGATGACCCTGAGTGGGTACAGGTAGGTATGAACCCTTACAGAGCTTCGTACTTTTATGATAAAGCTGATGGTATGCCTGTTATTTCTGCTGAGCAGGTAATGCAAGTAGGCCCATTGGTATTTGCTAAAAAGGCAAAAAAGACAACTCCTGATGATCCTCAATTTGAGTTTGAGAATAAAGTCACAGGTGTTAAAGCAAATTTTAACGAAGGTGGAATGGCTGTGGATGAACAAACTAGAATGGCCTTTGCGCTGGGCGGCTCAGTAGTGGATGTAGATCCTGTATCAGGTAATGAAGTGCCACCGGGATCTCTTCCAGAAGAGGTACGTGATGACATTGAAGCAAATCTTAGTGAGGGTGAATATGTCGTACCCGCTGATGTAGTACGCTTTTATGGTGTTAAATTCTTTGAGGATCTCCGCACACAAGCCAAAGAAGGCTTTGCTGATATGGAAGCCAATGGTCGCATCGGTGGAGAGCCACTGCCACCAGAGGGCATGGAGATGGTTGAGCCAGATGGTGAAGACTTCCCGTTTGACATCTCTGAGCTACAGACAGTCGCAGAAGATCAGCCTATGATAAATATGAAGGATGGCGGCTACTTAAAAGGCTACAATGAGGGTGGCTTTGAGGCACCTGCTGCACAGGGTATACCTGATGTTTCTTCTATATTTGAAACAAACTTTATGGCAGATAATATTGAGTATAGAGTGTATACCGATCCTAGAACCGGCGCTAAGACTACTTTACGATTTGTTAATGGGGTTCCTGATGCTGCAGCACAAGCATTAATTGATATAGGGTATACAGCATCTGAAGGATCTGATTCCAGTCCAGAAGTTGAAATAGACCAGCCTGATACAGGTGAGTCATCTTCAGTAAACCCTAATTCTGAAGTAAGTGCGTTTAAAACCGAAGAAGAGAAAGTAAAAGCTGCTGAAAATACTTTTAAAGACTACAGTGATGATGATCTATTTAGCTTAGCAGAAAAATTGGGTAGCTCAAAAGTAAATAAAGCAATTTCAGGCATATCTGGATTTGCTGGCCCTGTAGGTCTTATTGCCTCTATAGGTAAAAGGGTTGCTGGTTTCTCTGTAGCTAGAGAATTAGAAAAGCGTTACAAGCTTGCAGAGACTGACGAAGACAGAGCTAAAATACAAAAACTATTTGATGGTGTAACCACTAGAGGTAAAGAACGTGAGAAGGGTATTGCTGGCGGCGGCGGTCTACTAGGTGGCGGTGGCATCCTTCAAGATGTAGATGGTAATGGTGTAATAGACTTTGGTGATACTTGGTTAGGCGATATGCTTGGGTTTGACTTTGGTGGTAAGACAGGTATTCAAGGCCCAAGTCAGTCAGATAGCTGGGATGGTGCAAGACGTACAGGTGGTACAGGTTCAAAGGCTAACCTAGACTTAGGTAAACATGTAGGTGCTGTTACTAAAGATGATATTACTAAACCTGCAC